GAACTGCATCGGCGGTTATGTCCTGAATAAAAATTTCCCACCCATTGGTGCGAAAAGTCTCGAACATCGCCTGACAATACTTCTCGTCATTTTTATCCACAGCTCTCCTCAAAACCGTAACACAANATTAAATAAAGTAAACCACCATCATTAAGCTAATTCAGCCATCCAAGCAACATACCCCTCAATCTGTTATGCTGCGTGCTTGTTTCTAGGGAGACTAACCATGTCTCACTTTTGGACGGATGAATTCCATCGCGCTAAAGTGCGGGCCTTTCGCCGCTTTGTTGATGACCTGGCAAAAGATTTGTGGAAAGAGCCGATAGCGCCACAGCCCCCACAATTGCGGGAAGAACGCCCTGTGCAATCAATTCCCGCACCAAAGGGAACCCACCTTCGATTAGTGCCTCGCGAGTAGCCTGAACTATCCTGCTACGAGTTCCTATATCTGGAAATTTCGAGACCAACACCGCATCAACCTTTTCTAATGCCGGCGCTATCGCCCTGGCAGACAATTCCAGTTGGTCAACTACACCAGACCTGTCGATGGACTTCATGTACTCGCTGGGCATATACCCCTCGAATGATCCCACCAGGTCACCACTGTTGTGCATCCATTGAGGTTTAACGTCATACTGGGACTTAACAATCTTTGATAAACGCTTCTGCCAGTCATCNCCTGCCTTGCCGGCATCTATCACCAGGATGTTTATACCGGATTTCGTATTGGTTGGAATAATCCCGCCGGCGAACTCTAAGTCAAGTGCGTTGCCTATTCTCAACATCTCTTCCTGGTTTAGTGTCCTGCCCAAATCTATGCTTACCGCATTCCTATCGACCACATTTTTGGCCTTCCTGAGATAGTTGAAACCAACAGACTCCTGCGCTCTGAGGAGACCGTGAGTGGCAGCGATACCCTCCACCAGTTTTCTCGAAGCCGGATCTATCACATTCGTTCCAGTGCCTGGGGCCGAAAGAACCCGCAACACGTCAGACTCAGCCGAGACCCCTTTGTGTAATCCAAAACCAGTCGCTGTCGGTTGGGTGAGTGCGCCAGAATATAGAGATACCACGTCCTGCCCATCTTTGGTCATCACGGCTCGTTGTGCGTCCCCTAGCAAACCGGCATATTCCTGATTGTCTTGGATGCCAGCGAGATGCCCCAAACCCGTGTCTGGAACTGATTCGACGTTGATGTTGGTAGTGAACCGATCCAGGTCCGTCGAGAAGTCTGCCGCAGCTTGCTCGATGGTCTTGTTCTCGCGCCTTGCTTTGGTGTCTGACCAGATTGATGCCTGGACTCTTTCTGGGGTCCAGTCATCATATCCGGCGATCTTGTTCTCGTTTGCATAACCAACGAGCCTGTTAATCTCATCATCCATGAATCTGTGTTGAGCGACCCCCAGACCCTCAGACCATATCTCTCCATCGGGGAATTCTTCAGTGGGGGCTTTTCTGTAATCGAATGCCCTGGCCATCCAGATGTCGTTTGTCGGTCTGCCAACACTCGTGCCGGGGTTCCCCACGTTNACCGCTTGATAAAACGGACCTGTCTTCGGTCCGAACAGAGTTGCCTCTCCAGACCTCAAACTCTCCAGGGTAGCCCTAGTATTGGCTGGGTATTGCCCTGTGCTTATCGGCGATCCGGTGATNGCTTGGTTATACCCCTTGATTCCAAATAATTGGTTGGCAGGGACCGATACACCGGCTGATGTCACGGCAATGTTGCCAGTGTAAAGATCACGGTATCCCGGTCTGCCGCCGGTCAAGGCATCGGCAGATTGAAAACTTTGGTCGTACCATAATCTCCCCGGAGCGCCCCTTTCCGCTGATTCGACCAGCCTAACCCTCAGCGCATCAAGTGCCTTGTCTGAATCCAGTCCCCTCGGAGCGCCTGAGAATCTTCCCGTAGCCCTAACAAGAGCTGGGCTGGGCGGTTGTACTATGTTCGGTGCAACATCGATGTCTGGTATTTTGTTTCGCAGAGACCTCCATGTGTCCATATTCTTACGAACAATCGGAAGCATTTTCGACATCGCTGGGGAGACCGAGAGTGCGCCGCCGGCAACACCAGCACCAGTTAGCGAGGCGTTAAACCAGGTTCTCGATTCGGGGTCAGTGAAATACATCTCCGTGTCAGCAACAAGGCCGGTTAAATCCCCCAGTCCGTTAAATCCCATGGTCAAAAATGCAGCCTTCTGAGCTGTCGTAAGCCCCTCGGTTACCATATCGACAAAGCCCCGGACCTCTTGGAACTTGTGATCGAGGACAAACTTGAGATATATGGGCCAGGTGCTTGGGGGCAATTCCTTCATGGCTTGCATGTGCGGCACTACCGACTCATACGCGCCAACGGCTATGTCCTTGGCAGCTTCGGCTCTGCCCGCCCACTTCTCCCTGCTGGCGGTTTGTCGGTCCACGCTGGCCTGGATTCCCGCAACCGACTCGGGTTGATTTATCCGTATTAGGCCAAGACCGCGNACCCTGACCAGTACCGAGTTATCTGCCACGGACTAATGCACCTGTAGCGGGATTGTAGTCAAAGACCATAGCTTCATCTACCCTGGCTTCATCGATTACCCTGGCTTCATCGATACCGACCTTTTTCTCCTTGATCATCACCTCGGCGATCTTCAATTTAGCCTTGGTGTCTTTGTCCAGCTCACCTTCTGCCCTGGTTATACTCGCGATTGACTTAATGCGGTCATTCTCCAGCTCCACAGGGATCGCCCGTGTCTCTGTGGCAATCTTCCTTGCCCTGGCCTGGGATTCATCCGCTTGACCTTCGAGTGCAGCAGTTTGCGAGGCTTGGAAACCCATTGCCGCATCGGCCTGGGCTTGGGCGGCTTGCTGTTGCTGCGGATCTGGCTTCATGGTTGCGTCAATCAAGGCATTCAACTCATCACGGTTTGATAAGCTCATGTTTTCGATGATGGATTTAATCATCACCGGATATATCGGCGATTCCTGGCTCATCGTCTGCAGCAACTGAACCAGCTGCGTGACCTCATACTCCCTGGCAATAATGCCCAGCGTTGAGGTGACTTCAAAAGTGTAGTCGGCAACAGGATAATTTTCCGTGTCGAATTGCATGTATCGATGTGCAGCCATCTTAACGAAGGGAATGAGAAACCCTTGCTGGAAATTGACCAAAGTTCTTTTGTGGCGTTTGATGATCGCTGACAGGCTCATTGAGATGCCCGCTGCGGTGGATTGACCATTGATCGACCCTGGGATTCCTGCCGAGTCAATCGCGCCCGTAGCGGTTTGCACCATTCTCTGCAGTGCCTCTGCCTGGGCAAAGGTGATCTGGCTGACCTGCCCAAAATTGAATGGCATCAAAGCATCAGTAGGCCGACCATTGGTCAGAATTGTTTTACCAGGCCGAACAACCAAGTCCCTGACTCCCCTGGGCATCTTCGTTGCATCCATTGCCATCATCGGGGAGTTAGTCAAGGCCAGTGCATCAATTCGCGCACGCAGCTCGGTGTCGAGGGCTTTTTGGGAGTGAAAAGACTTCTCACACACTCCTCGACCCCAAAATCGACCAGGAACAACATCCCATGGGAATGCAATGACTGGTCTGTCCTGCATCATGAAGGGATTTTCCTGCGCCTTGAGGATTGTTGTGCCGTTGCCGATGACAACGCAAGCCTCGACAAAATAAGGGGCTGAGTCTGTTTCGATTTCTGGTTCGAGCCCCTCAACTGCAGTTTCATCCTCCGCCGGCTCGATATTTTGCAAAGCAGTTTCCAAATCTGAAGGAATGTCTGCGCTTTCGTACTTTTCCAGCAATGCCCTGGGAACCAACCCGTAATATTTGACCAGCCTGACAACACTGCTGGATTGGCTCGTAGCACCTGGGTCAATATCGAGCTGCAAGCCGGCAGCTGTCACTGCCCCCAGCTGAATATCTCTGTATGTGCCATTTTCCTGCAGCATTTGGACAGCATGCGGGGAAACATTCTCATCAATTGCCACGCCGATGGAATCTTCAACGCTTGTTGCCAGTGGATCAATTCTAAAGTTTTCCGGTGGAACAGGTTTGAGTTTTACAACAGTGCGGTCCTGAACATCGACACCACCAGCCAGCACATCGCCCATCTGTTTCGACACAGGCCTTTTCTCTGCCTCAACATCAATCACCACCTCGGCAATGCCTGTACCATAGACAGCGGCATTGATCAGAACCTCACCCATCTGCTGCCTGATTTTTTGGCGTTGGAAATCATTGGACAACTTCTCGCGCAAATACTTAATACGCGCCTTGCTTTGCTGCTTTTCTTGCTCTTTCCCCGCTACCCACTGTTGAAATGCAGCAAATTGCTCCTCATTCATGCCCTCTGGGGCATCGGGGATCACCAAAAGATCATCTCGAATATCAAAGAAATGCCCTCGATTGAAGGTCGCTTCTTCGACTTCAGCCACCGAGGACTCAATCGCCTGAGAAGTCGCAGGGGATATGATCTGTGACCTCTCTGATTGCCTTGTTTTGTCAGCGGGATCGTAGATTCCTCTCCAAATTCGATAGTATTCGCGGAAATATTTGTGGTATCGCGCTTCATAGTGGGTTTTCCAGTCACCCACCTTACTCATTACCCAGTTTGCCAGGTCATCGTTTTCAAGCGCACTCAAATTTAGTTCATCATTCATGATCAATACCCTGCCACAATGTCTACATATTCGTAAGATTCCATCTCGTGTTCACCGAAATACGGCACAGAGACCATTTGATCGATGTACGCCAGAGAATCCACCATATCGTCATGGGTCAGATGGTCAGGAAACTGATACAGTTCATCCAGAAACTGTTCATTCCATAAGCCTGGCCCTAGCTTTATCACCCCATTCTCAAATCTACCCTGCAGAGCCCACATCACCCTGGCGGTCTTGTTCTTGTTGCCATGGGACAGCTCTTCGATCTGGAAATAACGCCCATATCGACGCATCAGGTCCGACAAAGGGCTAACCACTGCCTGCCTTGCGATTCCCTTCTCAATGCCGACACAAATTGGCTCATAATCCCGCACGGCATCAAATATCTTCATTGCGGTCTCTTTCAAATCCCATCTCCCTGCGATTATCTCCTTCACCCACCAGCCATCATTATTCACTTTGACGATGGAGATCGCGGTGTTGTCCAAGTTCGTTTTTTTGTTTTTGGTTTTTCCAACTTCTGTGAATCCAGCCAGGTCAATGCTGATGTAGTAATCGCCATCGGAGGGCTCCTCTTCTGAGAATTGAACCCAGTCCTCCTTAAACATTTCAGAACCCCGTGCCTCAAACGATGCCAGAAACTCTTGGCGAAAACCAAAACTGGACATGCTCTTTTTGGCTGCATCAATCTCATCCTTATCGAGGAGCGAATTGTCATAACTTGTGTAATGAAACGCTGCAAAATTTGGATCATCCCCATCCTTGGCATGCAAGTACAAATCATAAAAATGGTTTCTGCCGGTGGGGGTTCCAATAAAAAGAGCCTCACCCTTCAAATCCGTCAATGCTGGCCTGATGATCAACTCCCAGACCTCTGGCCTCATGTTTGCGTANTCNTCAATCGCTGCNAGGGCAATCTTTGCTCCCCTTAAAGTCTCTGGCCTGTCGGACCCCTTGAGAGAAATCTGAATCCCATTGATAAGCCGGATTTGCATGTTGTTGATGTGAGAACCAGCAATCACCTCGCTGCCCAGCTCCAACAACAAATTCCACATTATGTCCCTGGCCTGGCCCTGCGTTGGCGCTACATAAAATATTTCTCCATCTTTTGCCGACAAACCCTTCACCAGCAACAAATACGCTGCCAGGCGAGATTTACCAGTCCTCCGCCCTGCAGAAACAACCTTGAACCTGGCCTTGTGGTTCCAAACCTCCTGCTGCCACGGCAAGAGAGAAATGTTCATGTCCATGT